TTCACAGGACCCTTGGGGGAGCCTGTTCAGATGGACCACCTAGTGACCGTCCTTGTAACAATGCTTGGTCTAAGCGGAATGAGAACATACGAAAAAGTAAAAAATGGGAAAGATATCTAACACTAGTAAGTACGCAACAGTAACTCCTACTAGCTCTGACTATATGGTCGCAACCGATGTAAGCGACTCTAACAACACAAAGACGGTTACAATTGCCTCTATGGCCACCCCAATGCTAGGGTCGGTAGCAGATGCAACTCCTGTTATAGATGACAAGATAATAGGGCTAGATACTAGTGATAGCAATGCTGCAAAGAAGTTTTCGTTAAGTGATATATCAAGTCTATTCCTAGAACATATAGAATACTTTGATGTTTCTTCAAGCGCAGCAACAGATTTAAGTACTCCAGCTACGGGGACTTGGGTAGTCATGAACACAACAACCACTAGCACTTTTTCAAATGGCAATTTGACTCATGCTAACAACAAAGTAACCTACACTGGTTCAACACCAAAAACCTTTAAGCTAGAAGCAACTTGTAGTGGTTCGTCAAATACTAACAATCAAATTCACTTTGCTTTTTTCAAAAATGATGTTCTTATAGCCTCAAGCGAGCAAATGGTTAAACTAGACTCCGCTTCCGTATATGCCACTACTCCAATACAGTGCTTGGTCAGTTTAAGTAACAATGATTATATAAGGGTTTATGTTAAGAATACTACTGCTCAAGTAAACTTTCAATTATCTAGGCTAAATGTTATTGTAAGTTCAGTGTGATGCAAATCAGAAAGATTTCAATCGGGGCGGACTACAAGAGTAGTGCGATGCACTACATAGTGGGGCAAGAGGTGCTTGGTGGTGGATATAAAATACATTTGATACAGGCTGATGATAATCAGTACAAGGTTTGGGTTGAGAAAAACAACGAAGTGTTACTGTGGAAGTCCTTTGGGCCTACAATGCCTGTGTCAGTAGAATATAATATAAATTTTTAAATGCAATCAATTCATTCGTTTTTAGTTAAACCTAAAGGCGGACGGAGATACAACAACACTAAAAGTATAGGTGACGTTGATTTTATTATAAGTATATCTCCTGAAGACCATACGGTTACAAATAGAGAGGCCATAGTTGTCTCAGTTCCAGTTAATTATGAGGGAGACGTTAAGGTTGGAGATACAATCTTAGTTCATCACAATGTGTTTAGAACCTACCACGACATGAAGGGTAGGCATCGAAGTGGTAAGAGTTTCTTTAAGGATGACCTATTCCTAGTTGACCACGACCAATTCTACCTATATGATAATGGAGAGGGATGGAAGGCTCCAGGTAAGTATTGCTTCATAGAGCCTGTTGCTCCTGAGCACACTTGGCTAGTTAGCTCTTTTGCGGAACAGCCACTTGTAGGTAAGATTCGTTATATTAATAATGAGCTATTAGAGATGGGGTTGCAGGTTGGTGACAGAATATCATTCAGTCCTGACAGTGAGTATGAGTTTAGAATAAACGAAGAGAAGCTTTACAGGATGTTCACTGAAAACATTACGATTCATTGGAAAAGATAGAAAGGTGGCTTCAGTGTGGATGCAAACTAAAAAGAATAAAAGGAAAGTATAGATGGCAGAGATGCCCTGACGCAGTATATATTTATGAGCAATTCGAAAAAACAAGAGACTGGAGCTGGGACAAAAAATACAGTGAACACTTCAGAGATAAAGAAAAAAATTATTGATGCAGGGTATAAGGCTGTACAGCAATTAATCAGGGTGGCTGAGGAGAATATCATCAAGCCAGACCCTGACGACGAGCTTGCTGCTGACAGGCTGAAGAATGCTGCCGCAACAAAGAAGTTAGCCATATTCGATGCGTTTGAGATACTATCAAGAATCGAGGCAGAGAAGGAGGCACTTAATGAGGTTAAAGGTTCAATGAGAGGTTTTGCTGAGCGAAGGTCAAAATAGTTTATATCGAGTTGTAGACTCAGGTATCCCCAAGCAGGTCATAAGGCAAAAAAACAAGGGGAAAAGCTGGGAGTATGGCTATAACGAGAAGTACGATATTATAATCATATCTCGTGATGGTACGCTTGGCGAAGTATATAATATTAATGGCCTAATCATAGGACTGCCTAAAGTGCCCAAGGAGGTGTACTCTAGGAGTAGCAAGAAAGACGAGCAGTACTGGGAGCGAAAGGAATACCCCAAACAACTACACAGAATAAAGTCAATCTTTCATTGGAACGAGATGGCTTCTGATTTCAAATCTATGTGGGTTGATTACATAGAGCAGGAGTTTGATAATAGGGAGAATGGTTTCTGGTATATGAATCACGGGAAACCCACCTACCTTACAGGCTCTCACTACATGTACTTGCAGTGGACTAAGATTGACGTTGGGTATCCTGACTTCAGAGAGGCCAATAGAATATTCTACATTTTTTGGGAGGCTTGCAAGGCGGACAAGAGAAGTTTTGGAATGTGTTACCTAAAGATTCGTCGTTCAGGTTTCTCGTTTATGGGAGCCTCAGAGTCAGTGAATATAGGAACATTAGCTAAGGACTCTAGACTTGGCGTCTTGTCTAAGACGGGTAATGACGCCAAGAAGTTATTCGTAGACAAGATTGTACCCATATCTAGCAACTATCCGTTTTTCTTTAAGCCAATACAGGACGGTATGGACAAGCCAAAGACTGAGTTGGCGTTTCGTGTGCCTGCATCCAAGATTACAAAAAAGAATATGCACGAAGTTATGGATGACGATATGGATGGCCTTGACACTACTATTGACTGGAAGAACACAGCGGACAACAGTTATGATGGAGAAAAACTGAAACTACTAGTACATGACGAGAGTGGTAAGTGGGAAAAGCCTGAAAACATTCTAAATAACTGGCGTGTAACAAAGACCTGCTTGAGGCTAGGTAGCCGTGTCGTTGGCAAGTGTATGATGGGCTCTACGTGTAACGCACTAAACAAGGGAGGTGACAACTTCAAGAAACTATACACGGACTCAGACCCATCTACAAGAAACCCCAACGGTCAAACAAAGAGTGGATTGTATTCGTTGTTTATTCCTATGGAGTGGAACTTCGAGGGGTACATAAATAAGTTTGGATGGCCCGTATTTGAAAACCCAACCACAGCCTTAGAGGGCGTTGACGGAGAGATGATATCTACGGGTGCTATTACATATTGGGATAACGAGGTGAAGTCTCTTAAGAACGACGCAGATGCACTGAACGAGTTCTATCGTCAGTTTCCTAGGACAGAATCTCACGCCTTTAGGGACGAGAGCAAGTCATCTATATTTAATCTAACTAAGATATATCAGCAGATAGACTACAACGACTCAGTTATAAGAGACCACTATGTTACAAGGGGTAAGTTCTATTGGAAGGATGGTCCTGATAGCAAGGTTGTCTGGAGCCCCGATAGTAGGGGCAGGTTTTTGGTGTCTTGGATTCCACCTAGGCATCTTCAAAACAAGTTTGTAGAGAAGGGTGGAAGGAAAAGACCAGGCAACGAGCATATGGGCTCTTTTGGGTGTGACCCCTATGATATATCAGGGACTGTTGGCGGGGGTTCGTCAAACGGCTCGCTACACGGATTGACTAAGTTCCATATGGATGAAGGGCCATCTAACGAATTCTTTCTAGAATATATTGCGAGACCACAGACAGCAGAGATATTCTTCGAGGATGTACTTATGGCTTGTATATTTTATGGGATGCCAATACTTGCAGAGAATAATAAACCAAGGCTTTTATACCACTTCAAGAATAGAGGGTATAGGGCGTACTCTATGAATAGGCCCGACAAGGCCCTTAACAAGCTCTCTAAGACCGAGAAAGAGCTAGGGGGCATACCTAACTCATCTGAGGACATAAAGCAGTCTCACGCAGCAGCTATAGAGTCTTACATAGAAAAGCATGTAGGGCTGGACACTACTGGCGAGTACAGAGATGCAGGTGATATGGGGTCTATGCCTTTTACAACCACGCTAGAGGATTGGGCTAAGTTTGATATAAATAATCGTACAAAATATGATGCATCTATTAGCTCTGGATTGGCTATAATGGCCAATCAAAGACACCTATATAGGCCTGAGGTTAAGCAATCAAAAATAAAGATTAACTTTGCAAGGTATAATAACAAGGGGAACACAAGCGAATTGCTGAACTAAATGAAAGATGTCAAAGTAAACATTCCGTCAATGTACTTCCCTAGCCAGTTTGCCTCGGACGAGGAAAAGGCTAGTTTGGAGTATGGATTAAAAATAGGCCAAGCAATTCAATATGAATGGTTTCGAAGAGACGGCAACAACGGTAGATACTACGATAGGTATCGAAACTTCCATAAGTTAAGACTATACGCTCGTGGAGAACAATCTATAAGTAAGTACAAAAAAGAACTAGCTGTAGATGGGGACCTTAGCTACCTAAATTTAGATTGGACGCCTGTACCTATACTTCCAAAGTTTGTTGACATTGTGGTCAATGGTATGTCTAGTAGACCGTTTACCGTTAAGGCAGAGGCGCAAGACGCAATGTCTGCCGACGAGAAGAACGCATACCAAGAGATGGTAAAGGCGGATATGATTGCTCAGCCTGTTCTTCAAAAGATAAAGGATGAGTTTGGCATTGATACATTTAACATAGACCCCGAGCAGATACCTGCCAATGATGACGAATTAAGCATCCATCTCCAGT